TCAGGCTGTTCTACGAGGCCAAGCTCATCGACAGGATGGGGGTGAGCTGGACGGAAGCCAACATCTTCTCGGTCGCGCGTCACCACCCGTGCTACATGCTCGGGAGGTCCCCTCAGGAGCAGCAGGCCAAGGCGCGAGACATGATAAGCCCAGCGATTGGGGGTCGGGTGAAACGGTTCTTCTCGTTCGACGTGTCCAACTGGTCAGCCGGAATGGCGGCGAAGGTGCAGCGGGTGTCGGGCGCTCTGTGGGCCGAGGTGTTCGACAATGAGGCTGTGGGGAGCGCGTACAACACCATGGCAGGTGCAACAGTGTACGCGCAGAAACACGGCATCTTGGCCGGGTTCGAGTCGCCCACGGCGAACTTCGAGGGCTACGACGGCAAGGCGATGACCATGCTTCATCTCGCGCTGATGTCGGCGACGGTCCAGAGAACTCGCCAGGTGACCAAGGAGGCAGACCTGTCGGTGGCCCTGATGACGTACATCGACGACGGAGCGGCTGCCCTGGAGCTCCCGGCGAGGAAGGCCGAGGCGCTGTTCTCCGAGTTCATGACCGCCGCCGAGGAGGTGTATGGCGCTGAACGGTTCGTCCTGCACGCCCTGAAGTGCCTCCCCAGCGACAGAATGTTCACGTTCCTGAACGAAGTGTACTACGCGGGAGCTCACGAAGTGTCGGCTACGAAGGCTGCCCTTCGGATCGCGGCGGAACCCAAGCAGGAGCACGACAGTCTGCCGGACCGGGTGATGACCTTGTCCGCAGGGGCTCAGGGGGCGGTCCAGGCAGGGCTTCCGAACTTGGTCGCAGGTCTGTTCTGCTACTTCCTCACGGCGCTGGAGCTGACCACCTGGGTAAAACGCCCGCAAGACATGATCGCGGCTTCCCCGGTGGCCGTTGCGCTAATGATCGCATCGCCCGCCGCGTACTACGGACTAGCCGTCCCTTCGCCCAGGGGCTTCGACAAGACTGGGAAAGGTGCCTCAGTGTCTGAGGGGATCGCCGCAATGCAATCCTTCGCCCTCGCGTACCCCGCGGCAAGGAGGGTGGTCATCAGGAGGCTTAGAACGCCCCTTCCCCCGCGAACTCCGGCAGCGATCCTTCGTAACCCGACGGGGACATCTGGGCTGTCCGTCTTGCGTACAAACCGCGTGTCGGCCGCCTTGGCGGAAGTCGCACCATCCGTCGCCATGAACCCTGTGGCGCGCAAGGTGATGGCTCCCCTCAAGACGTTCGCCGTGGATGCGTATGCCCGAGCGCTCTTCGGAGGGACGCTGACAGTGTCGTCCGTGGCGATCCAGATGGCGTGGAAGGCCTGCCCTGTGTCCAACGCCGAAGCCTGGTTGGCGAAGTTCAAGTCGAGCAAGACGGTCGCGACGATGATCGGGCGAGCCAAGATGAGAGAGATCATGAGAAGCCAGAGGGAAGACGCAACTCGCGCGTTCGCGATCGCTTTCGCGGCAATGTAGAGTACTTTACGCACGTCCAGAGGAGATGCTATCTGGACAACCATTACTAAAACCTGGGAGGCAACTACGTAAAAAGTTGTTGCGTGTGTATATC